CACCGCCATGCTCTTCCAATAAGCGCACACCAAAAATTTGCACACGTTGTGGTCAAAAAGGTTGTCACTGTCAAAACCTATAATGCCAACAAACTACGAAAAAGATATTGAAGAAGGTTTACGTCTATCCACATTATGTCGTGTAATGGAAAACCTTAAAGAGTCCATACTCCTACTAGGTAAAGCAATAGGTGTTAGAGAACAAGATGAAGCGGCGGCATCATGCAAACCTGAAGGGGAGGTGAATGAAAAAGATGAAGACGATGAATAATCGAGGCGTACTCGACGCTATAGCAGTCATAGCCTACTTCGCCATAATCATAGGCATAGCCTACGCTGGTGAAGTAACAGGCTGGTCTGAGGAACGAACACGTACAGGAGTAAAGGCACCAACAGGTATGAGTGCAGTATTCCCAACAGCAACGGGGAACCCAAGATAATACTAACCGACAAAGAGGCGGTAGAGAAAGGGTTAGAGTTCCTTCCCTACCTAAAAAGCTTTACCAAATTCAATAGGGAGGTACTAGGCTACAAGGATTGCCTACCCGACCACGACGCCCTTTCCATGTTCATGCAAGATACAACCAAGCTATTCAAGATGGTCTTAATGCCTCGATACACATTTAAGTCCAGTATATGCACAATAGGCTACTCATTATGGAGAATGGCAAAGGAAGACTCCATAAGAATCCTTATATACAGTGATGCCACCCAAAAGGCAGAAGCCTTCCTAACATCAGTAAAGAACCACATAACTGGACTAGACAAAGGCTCCAAGTTCCGAAGCCTATTCGGTAACTGGGAAACCGACCCCAAGGACAAGGACGGCACCTGGAACATGTCCCAGATAATAGTCCGATCACGCCTCCACGCCCACGCTGAACCAACGGTTGATACTGGCGGTATAGAAACCAGTAAAGTCGGTATGCACTACGACCTAATAATCTTTGACGACATTGTCAGTGACAAGAACGTAACTACCAAAGACCAGATGGATAAGGTTGCCGAGTGTTATCGCAAATCCCTCTCTCTGCTCAAGCCTGGTGGTGAGGTCGTGGTAGTGGGTACGCGGTGGCATTTCGGTGACTTGTATGGACGCATACTGGTAGAGAACGAGGAGAGCGACCAGTTTGGTATTTTTATTCGCAAGGCGGAGCTTAAGGGGGCGGATCGGGTAGGGGCTGACAACTGCTTCCCTTTCTCCAAGATAGGGTTAACCGAGAAGTTCCTGCAAGACCAGAAGCGGCAGCAGGGGAGCTATCTGGTGTCTTGTCTATATCAAAACGACCCAGTGAGTGCTGACAATCAAACATTCAAGCCTGAAGACTTTACGTTTTACCAACCCGACACCATCCCCGCAAATCTATATATTACGTGTTGCCTTGACCCTGCCATATCACAAAGCAAAGACGCTGACGAAAGCGCAATTACAGTTGTTGGAACAGATTCCATGCTTAATCTCTATCTGCTCGATATTGTATCGGGACAGCTCCTCCCCGACCAAGTGGTCGATCACGTCTTTCGTCTGCATTCAAAATGGAAGTTCTCAGCCTTTGGTATTGAGACTAACGCCTTCCAAAAGATGCTTAGACGTGACATTGAAAATCGCATTCAACTTGAACGCCAAAACAATCCGACGTTTCGCTTCTTCCAAATCACGGAGTTCAAAGGTACGGCACAAAAGACGAAAGAGATGAGAATACGCGCCCTCCAGCCCTATCACGAAAGAGGTGCCCTAAAGTTCCCAGGTACTAGACTTGAAACCTTGCTCGGTAAATACCAAGACCTCGCATACCAAATGCTCCAGTTCCCCCACGCACCCCACGACGACATACTGGACTCCCTCGCATACCACATACCCATCCATAGGAAGGGCATGGTAACGCCCGAATACCAGGAGATACCCTACAGCTCTGCCGCCTGGATGGAAAGAAGGCAAAGGAAGATAAGGATTGAAGAGTGGCACCGAACCCCACGATGGAAACGAGACCCGCTTCCAACACAACTTGCGTTTAGTTAAAACGCATACACAGGAGGAAAGAAGTAATGGCAAAGCTATGGAAGTCAGAAGAGAAGACGGGAAAGAAATCTGTTGATTCGCGAAGACAAGCAGAACTAGATCGTAGAACGCATAAGGGTATTAATCAACCCAGTTTGTTATCGACGAAGACGGAGAAGGGTTCGATTGTCGGCTCGGAAGGCACTGGGGTTTACCCATCGCCAGGAATGCCGACGACTACACGCAAAAAGTCAGGCCCAGGCGGATTGAAATAACTTATAGGGAGTAACAATGTCCACCCCAGGAACTAGGGAGTCCCTAAAGCCTCTTCCCAAGAAGGAAGTAGTCCATGAGAAGAAGCTATTACTACGTGGAACCATCACCCAAGGCGATTGGAATAGAAAGACTCTAAGGAGCGCGTTTAAGAAACAATAATGCCCAAACTCAACAACGAACAACTAGCCAAATGGCGAGCTGAGATAGACTTAGGTGTCGAATTCCGTGAGAGGGAGTTCGGTACATACAGACAACAGCAACCAGGCTCTGCCCCAGTAACGAGGGGAGCAGGCCGCAACCTGGACTACTTCGAACAGGGAACAAGGAGTGAGTCCTCCCAAACCTCCGACCCACCCCTAAACGTGGTGTTCCCCCTTATCAAGAACATCGTACCGACCTTATTCTTCCAGAACCCTCGCGCACATGCTCTATCTGACAGGAAGATTGACTCAGCTGAGGATGATGCTTTCTATGCCAGTGAGCTTATAAACAGGGACTTAAAAGATGTGGACTTCCGCTTCAAAGAGACAGGCCAACAGGCGACGTTTGATGCCTACGTCTTGGGTTACGGGGTCGTCAAGATTGGCTACGCAACGGAGTTTGGCCCAGATGTGCTTCCCACCAAAGCCGAAGACAAGAAGAGATTCAGAGATCGCATTAGAGATGTTGAACGCAAAGCACTTGAAGCAGTCGGCCTCATCAAGCCCAAAGAGACCGAACCAGACCCAGAGAAAGTCCATGCGGATGCAACCATTCGCTCCGAACGACCCTATATACAGTGGATTTCCCCATTCGACTTCGTTATAGACCCGCGCGCACGTGACCTAACCGACGCACGATGGGTTGCACAACGAATCCGTAGGACAATAGGTGAGATAAAGAAGGATAGGCGCTACGGCTCCGCACGACATGAGCTAAACGCTGAGTCTCTGGATGATGACCGCATACTTGACGCCTTCGTGGAAGACTTCCAAACGGCAGATGTCTATGAAGTCCACTATAAGAACCAAGACAGCCCGACAGGTATCTCAATCCTGACATTTGCTGTCACCCAACGTCAGACCAAAGAGCTTATGCACATAGACAGTGAATACGACTTGGGCGGATGGCAGTTTGAGTGGCTTGTTCTTAACAAACATGGGCATCGTCTATACCCGATATCCACCATTTCTGTCATTCGACCCTTGATTGACCGTATAAACACAACCTTCGATGCAATTCTAGAGCAGGTTGACAAGTTCCAGGTCAAACTTGCCTACAATGACCGCGTTACACCAGAGGGTGAGCTTGCACTAGACTCTCCCAACCTGGGTGCCAGGGTTAAAATCTTGGGTGCGGATGATGTCCGTGGTGCAATCTCCGTTATCTCAATGGATCAGGTCAAGGCTGAGATGCTTGGCTTCGTAAACGAGATTGTTGACTTCGTTATCTTAATTACTGGCTTAACTAGAGCGCAGCTTACAGGCTTAACGACAGCCCAGACAGCTACTGAGGCCCAAATTGGTCAGTCGGGACAGAATCTACGCCGTACTGACGAGTCCAATCAGGTGGCTGCCTGGGTGAACCGTGTTGTCACTAAACTATGGCGGGTGAAGGCTCAATTCCAAGACCTACAGGAGATTGACCTCCGTAAAGAGTCTGGAATGCTCAATCCCGAAACTGGACTCTCCAGTACACAGTGGTTTCCACCTATAGACCCAGCTAGAGCTACACGTCTTAAGGAAGGTAAGTTTGAGTTCCAGATTGAGGTTAGTTCCCTACAGAAACCCAACCTGGAGATTGTCCGCTCCCAGTTCGAGTCATTCGTTCGCGCTCTAATGGAGCCAGCGGTAACACAGGGACTAGCCTTGGAGGGCAAGCGTCTATCAGCGGAGGAAATCATACGCCAATGGAGTCGCTTCTTCGAAGAGTACGGTCTATCTTCTGGGTTCGCCAAGATAGTCGTTCCCGTTCAAGACCCGAACCAGCAGAACACTCTAATGAACTTCGGTCAGAAGCCTGGGCCCACAAACGGTGGTGGAGCGCCCACTGGTGGTCAGCAACCTCTAGCTGGTAGCGTTCCCAACATTGCAGACCTTGTTTCCCGCGTATCAGGTGAGAAGGGTCAGGGAGTGCCTCTAGCATGAGCTGGAAAGAAATTAAGACATGCTTGAGATGTGGAATCACCTGGACGGTAGAACAAGCTGACGATCCCAAAGAGTATAAGATTTCAAACTGTCCAAAGGGTTGTGTGGTTACATGAGCAAGGCATATTTCTTTATGAGTAATAAATCTGACGGTTATGTATCGACTACAGGGAAGCGTGATGTATCTTTCCCTAGAGGGGATGGCTATTTTGACAGGAGTTTAAGGAAATATTTTAGTACGAAAAGGAGTAAGGAGAGTTTCCTCCGAAGTGCAGGATGGAGGGAGGCTGGGGAACTGTACAACCCAGAGAAACGCAACGATAGTGAAGGTGCCAATATAAGGAGAAGAAATGGCTAGAAAGTTGACGGATTACACATACGTTCCAAGTAGCTTAACTCGACCAGCTGCTAGGAAGACCCCATACGATCAGACCAGGATTATGCCAATAGGGTCAAAGTCTGGTATGTAAGTTGGGTGGTTTGGGTGCTAAGGTTAAGGGTGGTGGGATGCAGGGTGGCGGAAAGATGCGCCCAGGTTCCAGAGGTTCAAGTAGCGTTCCTCGAGGTCATAAGAACTGACGGGGGGCTAACATGTCTAAGGACATGACCACAAAAGAAATCAACAAGTGGTGGACTAAGGGTATCAAGAAAGAAGCCCTTCGTAACGTGAATAAGCCATCGAGTAAGAGGGGAACTTGGTTTACCCCTGTCAACTTTAGTAACCTCGCACCAGGGCCGAAACTTAATGCCAAAAATAACAGTAGACATACCAGACTTTGACCCTATTGGCATAATCCTGGTCTGATCGTATGGGGTCTTCCTAGCAGCTGGTCGAGTTAAGCTACTTGGAACGTATGTGTAATCCGTCAACTTTCTAGCCATTTCTTCTCCTTATATTGGCACCTTCAC